GCGTAGAAGGGGAATTTGAAACAGAAGTAACATCGGACCAACACTCTATTGCTGCTGATATTGTTAGCACATTAAGAAAGCAAAGTAACGCATGGACCATAGGCGATTCAATAGGATGGGATGCAGTATCAGAGCAATTTGAAGAATATCTTTCAGGAGTAACATTAACTTTAAACATAAATATAGTTTCAGATTATGATGCGTGTAATATGCCAGTTTAAAATTTTAGCAATTATTGTCTTGTCGTTTTTTGTCTTGTCATCTAAAGGACAGGTTTATCAATCAATGCCTCAGTATGGTTATTCAGGTCCAAGATTCAATATGGATTCTACTTTGAGCATTCCTACAGTATGTGGAACTCCTACGCTTAAAAGCAATCTAACTAAAAAGGCAGCCATTGCATTTGATTCTTGCAATAATAGATTCTATCAATACAATCCTAAAACTTTGGCATGGTCGCAAATTAGTGGAGGAGGTGGAGGAAGTACAGATACTACTTCGCTTTCAAATAGAATAGATTTAAAAGTTAACATTTCTGATACAGCTTCAATGCTATCTCCTTATTTGAGAAAGATTGATACTACAAATAAATTCGTTAGTAGTGTTAGCAAATTAAATGATTCAACTATAAGAGTTATTAAAGGATCAACTACTACAGATATTTCAATAACTTCAGTCGCTTCTGCAACTTCAGCCACAAGATTATTAACATCAGTTTATAATAACTCAGGAGCAACAATAACAAAAGGAAGTGTTATTTATATAAATGGCAGACATTCAAGTAATTTACCTACAATAGCAAAAGCTCAAGCAAATACCGAAGCAAATAGTTATTCTACTTTTGCATTAGTTCAAGATGATATTACTAATAATAATAGTGGATTAGTTATTCAAGCAGGAAATATAGGTAGTTTAAACTTGCCTACTTCAAGTTATACAGATGGTCAATTAGTTTATTTAAGTCCTACAACTGCTGGAGGAATAACAACCACAAAGCCATTAGCTCCTTATCACATAGTTAAGATAGGAACAATTACAAGGGCTCATCCTACTCAAGGAAGTATTGAATTAAAGATAGAAAACGGATGGCAATTAGATGAATTAAGCGATGTTAAAATAGCTTTAGTCCCTGCTGATTCTGTAATACTTCAGTTTAGCAGAGTTGATAGTTTGTGGCATGATGTAAGCGTAACAAGTGCAATAGGTAAAAAAGTTGATAGCATTTATAGAACATCAGGTAAGGATTCAATTATATTTACTATCAATAATAAGCGTTATGCAATTAAAGATAGTATAGGAAGTGGTGGTGGAAGTTCACTTACAATAAAAAATAGTGGTTCAACAATTACAACAGCAGCAACTTCAATAGATTTTACAGGTAGTGGAGTTACTTCATCTGCAACAGGTGGAGCAGTTACTGTAAATATTTCAGGTGGTACAAGTGGAGGAGGTGGAGGTTCTGATACTCTTGTAACTGTTAAAGTGTATAATGCAGAAGCAACGACAATTTCAAAAGGTAATGTAGTTTATATAGATTCATCAAATTCAGGCAGAATATCAGTTAAAAAAGCATCAAATGATGTAGAAGCTATTGCAACAAGAGTAATAGGATTAGCAGCAACAAATATAGCAGCAGGGGATACAGGATATATTATTACACAAGGAACATTAACTGGAGTTTATACATTAGATAATAATGGAGGTAAATCAATTTATTTGTCAACTAATGGCAATTTTACATCTACAATGCCATCATATCCAAGAAGTGTAATTTATTTAGGTGTAATTGCAAAACAAGATGCATCCGGTTCTATATACATAAATCCTCAATTATTATTTAATCTTAAACAACTTTCAGGAGTTCAAATAACAAATGATTACAATAATAAAATTTTATATTATGATTCATTGTATAATATATGGGCACAAACATCTATAGCCTTCGGATCTAATTTAAGTAATGATTCTACCATATTATCTTATGGAACAAAAAGAATGGCTGCAGTAAATAAAGCCAGTCCAGGAGGAACTTATGGGGGTGCTATACAATATAAAAAAATAGATGAATTTCAGTTAGCTGGTGCTAATACATTTGCCTATGATCCAGTTAATAAAAGTGTAGTTATTGCAGATACAACACAGGAAGTAGAATCAGAACATCCGTTAGCGAGATTAGATGTTCATGAAGGAGATATAGGTGGACTTATAAGAAATTATGAGATTGCTCAATTCTCAAGGCAAGGAGATTGTAAGTTAGGAGTATTTACAACTAATACCTATTCAAGTGGTTCAGGTTCTTCTATATTATTAGGTAATGCTTTAAACACAAATTCATCAGGGTATTATCCAGGATTTGAAATGCAGAACGTAAATGATAGTTCATACGGTGGATATGTTAGATTTAATTATGTACATAGAAATCAAGCAACTGGAATAGTAGCAGAAGCATCTGCAGATTTATTAAGAATAAATTCATCGGGAAAAGTTGAAATAAATCCTATAAACTATTCTTTGGCAGCATCTCCAAGATTAGTAGTAGGTGAAGATAATTCAGGAGAGGCAATGATTGAAACTTCTGGAGATGCTTATATTCAAGGGAAATTGACAAGCAAATCAGCAAGAATAAAAAATATAACATTTGTTGATGATGGAGCATCTACAACATATACAGCAACTTCTACAGATCATATAATAATATTTGCAACATACGATAATAATAGTACTGTTGTTTTGCCTTCAAGTCCAGAAGATGGTAGAGAATTGATTATAAAACATGCAGGAGATTTCGCTAATTATACATTAACAATAGATGGAGGGAGTCATGAGATAAGCGAATTAGGTTCTTATACTGGAACGATATTAAATGATTCTATTCCAAATGCAATAACTATAGTTTATTATAATGGAAGTTGGTACACATTAACAGGACAATATCAATAAATATAAATAAAATAATATGGCAAAAATACAACCTGTAGTATTTCCAATTAAAGGGACTGCTACTCAATTAGAATTAAAAGTAAATAGCTTTTCAATGGAGGCGAATACTGCTGAATTTAATTATCGCTTAACTGATGATGGAGATTTGCAAACATTGAGAGCAAAAAAAGTAATTGATACAGGTAACTTGACAATGACAGAGCAAGAGTTTGAATCATGGGGAGCAGATAACAACTACTGTATTCAATGGGCAGCTAATAAACTTGGTATAACTTTAATCAATTAACGATGTACAATTCCCTATCTAACTTCCTATTAATGGTTCTTATTGGACTTATAGCTTTTATAGGCAAAGTTATTTATAATAAAATTGAGAAATTAATAGATGAAATAAGACAGATTATGATTTCAGACATGGCTAATAAAAAAGATATTGAATCTTTGAAATTAACATCTTTAAATCATGAAAGCAGAATTTCTAAACTTGAAAATATATAAATATGAAAAGTAACAAAACAACTATTTTAGGTGCTGCTTTGGCAGTATTAGTAGCTATTCAACCTATCATTGAGGGTACTGGATATCATTTTGACAAAGAAACTACAAGTAAACTTTTGTTTGCAGGTTTATTGGCTGCTTTTGGATATCTAACTAAGGATCATGATGTAACCGGAAAACCTTAATGTATGCGTTTATTTTTTGTATCTCTATGCTTATTGCTATCTTCTTGCTATACACAGCAGAAAGCGAATAATCAGTTAAATAAGGCTAAAGAAAAGTTCCCTGAAGTAGTTGCTAAACAATCTGCTCTGTGGTATCCATGCAAGCCAATTAAAGCCGTTTCTGATTCAAGTAAGTATAAACTATGGAAAAAGAAATTAGATGCTTTAAATAGCCTTAAAATTGATTCTGTATTAATTACAGATACTTGCTATTTATTTGACACGATTTTCAAGAATAAACTTGTCACAGATTGTGATAGGATTGTGACAAAATACAGGGAGATAATAAAATCTTTACCTGCTATTAATGACACTATCATTCAGATTGACTCAGCAAATGTATTTGCTTTGACTTACGAAAGGGATGCTGCTTTATTAGATAAGTCCAAAAATGAGGTTAGATATAAAGTATTTAGGAAAATATCAATATTTTTATTTTTATTTATTGTAGCTTTACTATTGTTATATGCAAGCAAGCAAAAATTGTATTGATTTAATTAAGAAGTTTGAAGGGTTAAGTTTGAAGTCCTATCGGTGTCCGGCAGGGCTTTTAACAATTGGCTATGGTAACACTCAATGGGAAGATAGCACAAGGGTAAAAGAAAATCAAACTTTAACAATTGAACGAGCAGAAAAATTACTAACGTTTTGGGTTAGTAAATACGCTGATAAGATAACAGTTAAATGCAATCAGAATCAGTTTGACGCTATGGTTTCATTTGCCTACAATACAGGAATAGGTAATTATAATACAAGTACGTTAAAAAAGAAAGTAATTGCTAATCCTAATGATCCATCTATCAGAGATGAGTTCATGAAGTGGGTTAATTCAAATGGTAAGCAATTGCCTGGACTTGTGAAAAGGAGAGAAGCAGAAGCTAATCTATACTTTAAAATATGAGTTTAAAACAAGTTAGGACCAACAGAAAACGCCTATTTTTTGATATTGAAGTTTCAGCTAATATTGGCTTATTTTGGCAATCAGGGTTTAAACTTAATATTGGACCTGAAAGTATTATAAAAGAAAGGGCTATTATTTGCATATGTTATAAGTGGGAAGATTCAAAGGAGGTGGAATCTTTGGAATGGGATTCTAAGCAATGCGATAAAAAGATGTTGCAAAAGTTTATTAAGATTGCTAATACTGCAGATGAAATAGTAGGACATAATGGTGATAAATTTGATTTAGCATGGATAAGGACACGATGTTTATTTCACAGGATTGATATGTTCCCTACATACACTACAATAGATACTTTAAAAATAAGCAGATCAAAGTTTAAATTCAACAGCAATAAGTTAGATTATATAGCTAAGTTTCTTGGGGTAGGTGAAAAGATAAAAACTGACTACGGAATGTGGAAAGATATTATGCTTAATAAGTGTAAAGTATCAATGTCTAAAATGGTAAAGTATTGTAAAATGGATGTTGTGGTTCTTGAGAAAGTTTACAAAGAATTATCAGTACATATTTTGTCAAAGGTTCATTACGGAGTTATCTTTGGTGCTGATAGGGGATCATGTCCTGAATGTGGTTCGGATGAAATCGTTAGAATGTGCAATAGGGTAACTGCTTCAGGAGTTAAAAAGATTCAGTATCAATGTAGAACTTGTCATAAATATCATACTAAAACAGACAAATGAGAAAGATAATAGAATCATTGTTAGCAGTATATCCAGTAAGTGAAAGAATAGCTTTGCTTGAAAGTTTATGTAAACAATATCGTAGAGCAAATTCAATTAGGATTAACGCACAACAAATGGGAAGGAAAGTAGACGATGATAGACCTGACTTAGAAATACTTAAAAATGTAAACTAATGGAATTAGAACCAACGCCTGAAGAAATACAACAGGAAGAAGTTCCTGAGTTAGATGTAGAATATACTACAAGAGCAGATTATATTGCTTGTGCTTTTTATTCTATTTCAGCAGTAGAGGGATTAGATACAGGATTAATGACTAAGGAAGATGCTAAAAGAATTAAAAGGATATTAAGAAAATCGCTTCGTATAATAGATGACTGCATTAACGAAATGCACGATGAATTATTTGAAGATGAAGAAGATTAAAATTTTCATGGTTTAGGTTTTTGATTTTGATTGAAACGGACTGATATTCTCTATATCGGTCCTTTTTTTGTCCTTTATTAGATATATTTCTTTTTATAATAACTCAATGTTTATAGTACTTTCAGCGTACTCAAAAAATTATTTTAAAAAAAGTTTCAAAAATATTTGTTTTAGAACTCTAAAGTATATAATTTAGCACTCAGAAACAACATAACACCAAAGACGTAGGGGTG